ATTCACAGCATCAAAGAGCCCCACACGCGGACCTCCAGTTGCATTTGAACCGGGGGGTCTTCCACCCCTGGAGCGCCGGGCCTGTCCTTTCAAGACCCCAACGTTCTGTTGCTTTTGCCGTCTAGCGGGTGCAACACCCTGTCGAATACCGCGTCGACGCGCGTTCGCAGGACCAGCAACAACTTGCATCCTACTTGCCTATTTTCACGTGATACCTGGTAGGCCAACCAGAGACTGTTCATCCTAGAATAGTCCCCCCCCGGTTCAATCCCACATGCCCGCTCAAGGCGCTGCTTGTGTATCCTTCCAGAAAGGGGAACCCGTCCGTGCAGTCGTTCGACAAATTGGGGATCACGGGTTGAATGTTGGGATCAAAGGATCCTCCCTGTGCCGGAGCTCGTCAGCTCCCGGGACACGGATCCAGTCCAGGAGAGAGGCAGTCGGCCACCGGCAACGACCTCTCATCTCCCAGTGGAGCGGATGCTCCCATGAGTAGCTTGGATACGCCTCTCGCGAGGTCAACGCCCTTTCCAGAGTCAGTACCGTGTGCACCTCTCATGTCTCCAACAAATGACCGTGTATCCTTAGTACGGCATTTTACTAGCCTTCAGTTGTTCATAGCCAGGACACAATAGCAGCTGGACATACTCCGAAGAGTCAGTCTATGAAACACCGTAGAACTGAAGTAACCGTTTTGGAACGTCTATGTTCTAGGACCACGTTGGATGTAACGTCATATCCAACGAGTGAGTTTAACGTCTTCCCAGGACGCAACGGAGCCAGTCACGGCATCCGTCTTAGATCATCTTGATCTAAAAGTCATTCCAAAGCTCACTCAATGAGGGAAAGCCAGGCGATGTTCAAAGAAGTCTCCTGAAGATACTCATTGTAGCACCTCGTGCACTCATCATACTCCTCCCGGATTCGATCGCTGTTGAGCTGATCAATGGGAGTCTTGAGACGGAGAGCACTAGATCCAATGTATCCACGGTCCTGAATCTGATATTCAAGGAACCGACCTGAGAAGCCAGGTGTAACGTTAAGTCCGTTACCAGCAACCCAGTCAGCTTCAATTGGCAAGTCTGAGAACCGGAAAGGCTGTCTTAGCCAGTCTAGACTTCTGAAGCGATCTTCCATCTTCCTAGGAACAAGGGATGTGAGACGAACACGCCTGCCCTCTAACACCGGGACATACCACGGTGTATGAGGAGCACGAGGCTCAGGCACACTGGGCCCGAGGGGACCCTCACCAAACAGGTTGATCTTCTTATCAGCCAGACACCAACGTCTCCAAGCGTGTTGCATTTGAAGAGTCGTGACCTCCGTTTTGAAATCACGGGGCTTATGAATTCCAAGCCCACCGAATCCCTCGGAAATGAAGAGATTTCTCCCTCCACACTCCATAAGAATCCGGCTTTTGTGTCGTGAAACGAAGGCGGCCAGGAGACCACACCTGCGTGAGGGTAAAGACCCCGCAAGCAGAGGATTGATAGTCGCACAAAAAGACTTCTCAACCAGGACATCATCACCACCCAACACCTTGTTTTGGCCAAAGTAAAGACCAGAATTCAAAAAGGGAATTGCATGAGGGCAACTCGTGGATGAATGAAGAGAGTAATGATAGCAGGCCGAATTCACATTCGCATAAGTCGAATGGTGATACGCCTTGCCAGGACTCATACTCAAACCAACACGCTCACCAAGAGCAACGTGGCTGTCCCAGAGGGATCGGGGTGCGACATACAACATGTCATCACCGTTCACCAAAACACCGCGTAATTTCTCCCGCAGTGGACGGATGTCATCCCGAATATTGAGCAAGTACAAGCCCAAATTTGCCAGACAAAGAATCGGGAACGAAAGAATCGAACCCATCAACTGGCCATTCCTTTGAGAGACAGGTTTGATCTTCTCGGAATAGGGAAATGGATAACGGCACCAGTGGGGCGCGAGGACAGACGCCCAGATCTCCTGCAGAACAGGATCCAAGCCGCGCGTGATGCGCTCAAGGATCGCTGCAGAGAGTCTTGCGGACAGCCGATCGGTAGCCGCACTGTAATCAACAGAGAACCACTCGAGGGGACCCTGTCCAAAGAGGACAGGGTTTCGAGCCAAGTCGAGCAGGTCGGGGGCCGTCATCGGACGCCCTACGAGACGGAAGCACTCCATTTCTCGCAAGGTCGATAACATCGCGACCTGCAACGCCTTACTAACATAGTAGGGAACTGCTTCCCCCTTGCTAATCACTCGAACTTTGAGTGGTTCAAGAACTGCCTGGATGGTGGCTTTCAATTGCACACCACCGATGTACCGGACGCATTCCCCAGAGATTGCATCCTTCCAAGACCGGATACCGTCAGAGTACTCATATTCCTCGACAACCACATTGAAGTGGATCCGGCCCTGAATTGACACAAAAGGATAGAATGTCATCCTAGCAAATTCAGGCACCACGCGGTCCTTTGTTCGGGCCCGTGGGTTACAGTGCTCCAAGGCAGGAGCCAAGTGGAGAAGCTGACCCAGCTGTCCTCCTTTGGAACGGGGTTGTTCATAGCATGCTCGAATTGACGCAGCATGGTCAACCTCCCCACGAGAGATGTAGCTTGAGCGCTCATCCTCGTACGCGGACTCAGACGCAGCCTCATAGCGTCGGGCAGTCTCGCGTTGAACCTGGTCCAAAACGGGTTCCATCTCCTCTAAAAAACCTTCATAGGTTTCATCGTCATCTTTGAGCGGGTCCTCCCGGCTCATTGACTCCCTGTGCTCTTCGTATGTGGTTGATACCAATACATCGGAGAGGGGCAGCGCAGCGCGCTTGCCTTGCAGGAAGGAGTACCACAAGTGGGTATTCTTACGATTGAAAACACGAAGCCTGGGTCTTGACCACCTCTTCCAAGCGCCGCTAAACATCGGAATCACATCCGGTGCCTTTGGTCGCTCAGCTCTGAGATAGTCACCCATGGGTGCGACAGTAAGGTACTTCGCACGTTTGGAGAAAACGTTCTCGTCCTGGCAATCCAGGTAAGTGGTCATTTGAGTTCGGAATGAATCAATGACACACTGAGGCGCGTCGTGGTGGTCTAATACCAATATTAACCCACGCAACAACCCTCGAGTTCGAGATCGAGCAGTCGAAAACAAGACTGCTCCTGGTGACTCGGTTCCACCAGACTCCATGACCCTAGGAGTATTAGGCGACAAACAAAGCGTTGCTGCACTATCACAAGTGCTAGCGACCACGCCTGAATCGTCGATTATTCCACAGCTCAACTTCATGAGATTGTGGCTTGGCAGGATTTACCCC